AGTCTTCTTTTGTAACTATTGAGAATCTATAATCTCCACTTGCTGATTGCCAATGCTTAACGGAAACAACATCTTTTTGCTCTATCCCTCTTTCAGATAAATGCAGGTCTAATGCTGAGTTATCATTGATATTGTCTACTGATTTTGCTCGGTGCTTATATATAAGATTTTCTTCATCAGTAGATAATCTTAATCTTCGTCCATATTCTTTCATTTAAAATTTATTAGTTTGTAATGTCAGCAGTTTCAACGCCTTATGCACATACACAGCAGTTTCAAGGTGTTTTTAGGTTGCACAAGGTACAAAAAAAATTATAAACAAGACGCAAAAAAAGGGGAAACTACCCCCCTTTCTTCTAACTAAAACTATTATCAAACTAAGAATACCATATGTAACTAGCAAATGGTAGGCAAATATACTAATTTATTTTTTAATATCAGCAATTCCTTGTCCTAATATTAAAACTAATAAAGCTTGGAATATTTGTTCAGCAACTAAAATATCTACACCTAGAAAAGTTACCAATGCGGGAACTAATACTGAACCTACTGCATACCAAAACTTTTTACTCTTGAACATTTGTCCGATTAAGAACTTACTTAGAAATTTTTTCATTTTATCTGTTTTTAATTATTAAATTTATGTTTAAACTTAGATTCTTACCTAATATATATTTCATTAAATAAGTGTGAGCTATTTTACTATCTAAAATTTTGTCAGGTTCTTCTGCTCTATGAGAGCCTGTTAATATACATCCTTTGCTATCGGATGGGACATTACCCCTGTGGAATAAGATGTGAGAACGGCTATCTACATTCTCTACTAGCAAGTGAACATAGTCTCTGCTTCCGCTCTCTCTAGCTAATCTTACCCTGCATTTGTAATCTCCTTTAGGTATACAAGATACTCTTTTTTTATTGTTATTCCAAGGCAATTCTAAAGTATGGGAAATAAATTCTCCATTACAGTAGAGCTTACCTATAACTGAATTTTCTGTAAACGTATCTCGAATAATTAAGAGACCTGCTTTTTCTTTATTGCACTCTTCTTTAATCATCTTTAATATAAATTCTTTTATTATTTTTATCACGTAGTCTTAAGTACTGTTAAAATTTCTACATCTACTGCAGCCGTATCAGCAGCAGCCTTTATAAATTCAACATCTACAGGGACAGGGTATGATTCTGCTATTGCACTAGTAGAAGCTAATAGTTTTCCATTCTGTAAAGAAAATGATTCCCCTGCTTCTAGTTTTACTGTAATAGAGTTATTTGCTGTTTGAGACTCAATATTCAATAGAATATAATTTTCGTCGTCTAAGTTTGTTACTCTTACGTATTTAAACTGACTTGCTATACCTTGACCTTGTTGATTAGCTGTTTGATACCAAAATAAATTAGTCCAGGTTAAAGCTCCTTCAGCAGCTTTTAGAGCTACATTAAATATTCTTTGGTCTGCAGCATCACAATCATTAGCTACATAAGATGATGTTCCACCATAAGAGTTGGAATTTAAAACTATAGAATCGTTTATAGATACAGAAAAATCGCTTGGTGTTATTGTTGTTGCCATTTTATTTTATTTTTTTGTTTTTTTATATTGATTATATAATGTAATTATTATAGCTAAGCTAAGTGATATTGTAGTCAATATAGCATTAAAGTCTGCAATTCCTATTCCTATTGCTCCTAAATTTGTTGTCCAAAGTAGTACTGTTTCTTTCACGCTATCTTGTATTGTTGTTTTCATTTAATTTGTAGAATACCCTAACTCTGTTATTACTGTTACTGTAGATGCACTTCCTACTGAGGTAAGTTCTCCATCCACAATTCCCTTAGCCATTATAAAAATATGGTCTCCTTTAGATATATTTGTATTTGTAAAGTCACTAGGAACTATTAAATCAGTTGTAAGTACCTTATCATTACTATCCATTCCTTGAACTACCTTTTCAAATAAAACAGTAGGGTATACTGTTGTTGCTGAATTAATAGGCGTATACTTTACTAAAGCCACAGAAAACGTAGTGTCTACATCTGCATCATTTGTAACCTGAATTCTACATCTATTTATTACAGCATCTTGAGATGCACAAGGAGCAAAGATTCTAAAGAATAGGTTTTGGTTTACTAAAGTTACAGAACTTATTGTAGGGCTGCCATAATCTTGATTCATATCAAATGGAGCTTTATTGTTATTATTAACTGAAGATGGAAATTTATAATTAGTAGCTAAAGTACAGTACCCCGTATTGATAATAGTATCTGTTTTTATATATGATTTACTTACCCACTCTAATTGTCCTGAGTTATTCTTAGAGCATAAAGTATCATTATTGGCTAAAGATAATCCTTTAGGATTATGAAGATTAGGTTCACTTAAATATGCGTGTTCGTTACTTGCCATTTTATAATTTTTTAATTACAATTACAATCGTTATTATAGGTATTATTATAGCCATTGTTATAGCAAGAGCCACAAACACCATACATATTTCTATCATATATACTATCATACATTATTATTCCATGATTTTTCCAAACCTCATTACCTGAACAGCCTTTGTTAGCATCATAAGTAGGAAACAATCCTGCTTGGTCAGTTCCATTTATATAATCCATCATATCAGTTAAAAATAATTGACCTTTCCTATAAGTACTTTGTCTATATACGTTTAATTCGGCAGGACTAACTGCAGCAGCAAACTCGTCTAAATTTGTAACAACACCTGCTGAAGAACTGTTATTTTGTATTTCTAATATAACTTCAAATCTAGTCATCCAACATAAAGCAGGAATAAGATAATAAGTCATAAGGTCTTGATTAGCAGTAGTTAATGTTCCTGCGTTGTTTTGTAGCTTTAGCTCTCCATAAAACTTAACACCTATTAATGATTTTATATGAGCCAATTCAGCCATAACAATCGTGTCATTAGATATTAAATAAGGGTCTGTATTAGCATTAGTAAATGATTGAGATATTACCTCTCCTGCTGTTGCTAATGGAATATATTGTCTTAAATTTGCCATATTATTCTTTTATTATAGTTTCATCATAATCCTCTTCATCTTCCAATTCATAATTCTCTTGTTCATCAATCTCATTATCATCAGTAATTATTACCTCTCTGTCTGCAATAAACATATCTCCATTTTCTAGCATTGGCAAGTCTTCATCTAACATTCTTCTTTGTTCGTTTATGGTAAGAACAGTTTTAACATCTATCTCATTAGCATAAGATACAGGTGGCTCATAATGTATTTTTAAGTCTTTAGGGTCAAATCCTAACTCATTATATAAAACCTTTCTAATCCCATTTAACAGTAATTCAGATGTGTCTTTAATAACTGTAGTCATAGCTAAGTCATAAGCTATCCTAATTTCACTTCCTGTATTATTCATTTTACCTGAACTAACAATACCACTCAAGGAAGGTTGCCATCTATGAGCTGTTATTATGTTTTGGTCGGTAACTCTTTGTAAGTCTAACCAACTTCCTTCTTGGTCGTCTTTTATAACCTGAATATTAGCAGGAGTAGTATCTCCGTTTTTAACGATAAACATAATCTTGCCATTATTTCCCTCTCCTACAAATTTCTTTTGTGCTTCTTTAACTAATTTCTTAGCTTCTTCTTCTCCCATATCCCCATTAATCTCAACGATTGCTGAAGGCTGAAAACCATTTTTAAATTTAGTATGATTCCATTTTCCAATTTCAAAATCAACTGCAATATGTTCTAATGCAGCAACATAATCAGGAAGACCATAAAAATTGAATGTAGGTTCGTAGTCTTTAAAATGAACTACAAATTTATTGTGTGCTACTCTAGGGTATATAGGAAGTCTTGTTATTTTTTCGTCATTGTCCCAATATCTACACCAATCAGAATTGATATATATTTCTTTATTGGTTTTTGAAATTCTTACTTTTGTTGCGTCTAAATGATATAGATTTATACCTCCATCATATATAACGCACTCCATATAAGAGTTTCCAAATGTATAGTAATCATCAGCAAGTTTTTTAAAAACATCTCTTAATGATTCGTGGTCTGCATTTACATCTTCTACAAACCTTTCAAGTTCAGGATTGTTGCAGACAAACTTAGCACCACTTGTGAATATAGTTTTCTGAGCAAGTACTGAACGATTAGTAGATGATTTTCTTTTTAACTCAGCTAAATACTGAGGAAATAAGTTATCATCTCCAAATGGAACATACTTAGTACTAAGAGTTTTAATATTTTTTGGTTCTGATATATTTTGAGGTACTGCTAAATTAAATACACCAAACTCATATACATTATCCTTACTATTCGATGATGTCTTTACTTGGCTTTTTGGCTTTACTGATTTTTTTCTCACTTGATTTCTCCGTTTTATTTATAAAAGCTTCTGCGTTATTGAATTCTTCGTAAGCTCTAGCTATATCTGACTCGCTAGCATTATCCCAACATATAGTCATAGTACCTCCATTTCCGTCTTGAAATTGACTACAAGAACCCTTTCCTAGCCACTTCTTTTTTACCTCATACTTTGCCATACTTAAATATAATTTAATTATTTGTAAATCTACACTATTTTTTTCATTACACTTACACATATGCAAAAAAATATAAGCAAGAGGTTTTTACGCCTCTCGCTTTTATTATTTAATTAACTCAGCAGTTTCAGACTATGCTAATGCTGCTTGGTCATTTGTTGCTGCATAAGTAATTGTTCCTGCATAAGTTCTTGGAGTTTCAAAAGAAGTTGCTACTAAAGTAACTGTAGCTCCATTTCCATCAACAAAATCAGCTCCACTTGTAGATTCAAGTGTCATTGAAGCATAAGTTTTATTGTACTTCCAATATTCTGCACCTGCTCCTGTTCCTGGATAAGTTTCACTAATACCACAAGTCAAACTAGTTCCACTTCTAAATTCTCCAACTGCTACAATACACTTGTTTTTCATATTTTCTAATATTGCAGATGTTGCTGAAGTAATATTTGGAATATACCAAGAAACTGTAGTTTCAAATTTAGTAACACCATTTTCTTTAGTGGAAGTTGTTCCCCAAGTTGCTGTATTTGGTTTTAACTGAAACATTGCCCAAGTCCCATAAGTAAGTGCTGTATACTCGTGAGTTCCTGCTGCTCCTTCTGTTACCGCAGTTAAGTTTTCAATATCTGTTACAAAAATATTATTTAATCCTCCTACTTCTACTAATGCTGCACAATCTAATGCTATACCTGTATCTATTGCCATTTTATTTTATTTTTTTAAGGTTAAAGTTGTGGGGGTTTTGACGCCCCCACTTCTATTAATTGATTATACTAGCATTCCTCCATTTACTAAAGAGTTCCAACCGAATTGGAAGCCCATAGTAAAGTAAGCTCTAATTTTCATATCTTCTGCTGACTCGTCATAGAACATTTTGAAGTTGTTCTCAGGAGCAGTAACATCTGAACCTATAAATAAGTTAGATTTAGCTGCATAAATACAACCTTGAGTACTCTGATTAGCTCCTGTAGTAGTAAATAATGCAGGTGGTGCTGCTGCTAATGCAGTAAATGAAGTATCCCACTCATACATTGGAACAACCTCTACACCTCTGAATCTTAATGTTGTATAATTAGCTCCTGATTGAGCTTCTGAGTGTCCGTAATCAACTGCTCCTACTGAAGGGGAAAGTGCTGTTAAAGCACCAAAGTAAGCATTGTATATATTTGGAGTTACAAACATTTTCTTTTCTCCTGCAGGAGTTTGTTGTAATTCTGCAGGTGCTCCATCAAATACACTTCTTAATAATAATTCTGCATCTGCAGGTGTTATAGTCGCTCCTACTGCTACAAGATTAGCTGCTGCTGTAGTTGCTGCTGTAAATTCTCTTAATCCTGTTGCACCACCAATCGCAGTAGCTACAGATAATAATTTCCATAGACCATCTCCCATTGAACCATAAGAACAGTTAGCGTTAGCCCCTACTAAAGCAGAATCTCCTGCCCACATATTTCTAATTGTATCGTGTTGGATACCTTGCTGTGTTCTTTTCCCAATAATTTGTGCTAATTGAGTTCCGTTTAAGTCAGGCATATTGATACCTGCATTATAAGACTCTCTAATTACTTCTGCTTTGAACTCATCCCAACATTGAGTTTGTTTAACTGAAACATTTTTTACTTCAAGAACTTTTTGAGTAATATCAAAATCGTTCAAGTTTGCCCCTGTACAAAGGTTTGCTCCACATCCATCATTAATTGCTGTGATGTCTGTTAATTTGTTTGCCATCATAATGTTCTGCTTGTACTTTACATTCGGATAAAGAGTGTAATTTCTCATAATTTCATCTGAACGGAACATTGGCTCTAAAAGGATTCCTGCTGCGTAACCACCTACATAAGTACCCCCTAAACCATTATCTGCTAAATTTGCCATTTTTTCTTATTTTTTAAATTAATTATTTTATCATTCCGACTAAGTTGTCGAAGAATGATGCGTTAATGTCTACAACTTTATTTTCTACTACACTAGGGTCTCCGTCTGTAGACACATCCGTACCTTTTGCATCTGCCTTACTTAATAAAGCATTCATTCTTTCTACTTCTGCAATTAGAGTTTCTTTTTCTCCCTCTAATTCTCCAATAGAATTGTTAAGTTTTGATATAGTCCCGTCTAAATCAGAAAATTTATTCATAATTTCTTCATTGTCAGCAAGCTTTACCTCAACATTAACAGACTCAACAGTTTCAACATCTTTACTATCTTTTACCTTAGCAATGATTTCCTCAACCTTTGAGTTAAACCAATTTTTTAATTCTTCCGTCATTTTGATTTCTCTTTTTTTTGTTAAACTTAAAATTTGTTCCACCTTTTTATTTGTGATGTTCTTATATTTTGAAACATCATACTTCGCAGCGACTTTAATAGGCTCGGAGATGGAGTCCACGAACCCTAACGCTACTGCTTCTTCTGCTGTTAGCCAAGTTTCTTCATCCATCATTTCTACAATTTCGTTGTAGGGGATTTTTGTTTTCTTAACGTAAACTTCAGCAATTTCATTTGTAATTTTATCAAGAATTTCAGCTTGTTTTCTCATATCTTTAGCTTCCCCCTGAGTTCCTCCCCAAGCGTTATGAATCATAAGTAAAGAGTTTTCACTCATTATAACCTCATCTGCCGCTAAAGCAATAACAGAAGCAATACTTGCTGCTATTCCTTCAATATAAACTGTTGTCTTGGATGTTCTTCTTTGAATGATAGAATAAATAGCCATACCTTCAAAAACTTCTCCTCCTAGACTATTAATGTGTATGTTTAATTCTCTATCTTCGTATTGTTTAATTTCGTCAATAAAGCTTTGAGCTGTTATCCCGAAAGTACCTATATCGTTGAATAAATAAACATCTGAAACTTCAGATGACTTATTTTTAATCTTATACCATTCTTTTTGCATTTTGCAAATATAAGAATAGATAAAAAAAGATTTATGAAGTTTTAGGAAATAGTTTTAATAGATGTTTAGTAACTAATGTTATAATGAGGAGATTGTTTTCCCCTCTCTTTATAAACTATTGTTTGTGCTTGCCTTTCTGTTATCTCATACTTTATAGATATATCCATAAACGTATGAGTTCTGTTACCTTCATTAGAGACTAAAAGACTATCAAAATCTTTTACTATCATATAATTCCTAACTTTCTTTGGCGGAATGAGACCTCTTTCTAATAAATGTAATATGGTATCTTTTATTGTTGCGTTATCGGGTATTCTTAATGTAACCTCCTTTTCCATTAGTTCTAAATACTCATATACCACTTCTATTTTATTCTGTCTTTCTGCCATTTATTCTTTTTCCCAATGCTGCTTTACTTTATACCAAAAATTATATACGGCATTACGACAACCTTGACAAGATGGACTTTGTTTATGTTGAGGTATATATTTAGACCAATATGAAAAAAGACTTCTTAGGTCTTGATTACTAAGTTCTTTAAGGGATTCATTAGAAAGTAATATTTTTTTAATATCCACTCTATCTTTTTCTATAACTCTTTCTGCTGTTACATCTATAAGTTTCATTGTATAATCTTTTTTTATAACCCTTTCTGTTCCCATTTATCTATTGGACATTTACCAAACCATTCTTTTGTTAAACTAGCCTTAGCGTCTAAAAAGCAAGAGCATTTCCCACACCTTGAACCTTTTGTTATTATTGGTTTCTTTAGCATTATGAAGTTCCTGTAGAACTCACACTTCTTGCATATTGATATGCGAGCTTCTTTTATTTTTTTATCTACAAACATTTAGGGCAAATATATAAAATATTTTTTAAAAACTTGCATTAGACTGAATTGCTTTTACTTTACTCTGAGAATTAGTTATATCTGACTCTACCACAACTACTCTTCCTGAAGATTGAGAGCCTCCTAATGATAAAGAATTAAACCTAGCAGATGTAAATGATGAACTACTCATTATTCCACCATCAGCAAACTTAACCCCTCCTCCTGCTGAGTTCATAGCGGATAGTTGAGGTCTAAACATTGCAGTACTTCTTTTATTTATAACAGCCTCCCCTCCTTCTAGTTCAACCACTCTACCTCCTACTGCAAACTTCTCCCCTCCTTGTGCGTGTGATTTCCCTTGAACCATACCTCCATTAGCATACTCCTCTACCATTCCTCCTTTAGCAAATTCTTGTGATTCAATAACAGCAATTTGGGCAGCAGTTGAAGCTATTATAAGAGGTATTACAAATGGAGCAGTATAAGGAGAAACCCAAGCTGCAGTTATTGCTAGTGCAGCATTTACTGCCGCCTGAGCTATAGCTATATTTTTTTCTTTTCTAGCAAACTCTTTTTGTAATGCTAACTCCTCATTTTGAGTTTCAGTTTCAAGAATCATTTTCTTTCCATCATAATCAGCCTGACTAATTAACTTTCTATCTAGCTGCCTATCTAATTCGGTCATTTCGTGATTAAAACCATTCTGAATATCTTCTTCTCTTCTGCTTTTTTCTTGTGCCATTTGGTTGGAAAGTATAGAGAAAGTCATATTTGAAAGCTCTTGAGCTAAATCAACAGCAAATTTCTGAGCCTCCTCTTTTCTTTCTTTACCATTATCATCTAAATCCTCATCTACCTTTTCTATTTGTTCTAGTATTTTCTTTACTTCTTTACTGTAATTTTTATATAACTCTAATTTCTTTTTTAACGCTTCTCTTTTAGCTTCAAGAGATTTTTTCTCCATAACTAAAGTTCCTTGTGTACTCGCTCTTCCTTCTTCGTCTATCCTTCTTAAAGCATCTCTAAGGTCTTTATCTAATGCTCTTTTCTTTTTATTTAAAACAGCCTTGTCAGCTTTTTCAATAGATTTTAGATATTTTAAATGTGCAGCAGCTTTTCTTTTGTCTCCAACAGCAAATAATTCAAATTCCGCTTTTAGTAAGTCTCTTGTCATATTTAATATAGCAATATTCCTATCTTCCTCATCTTCTATAAAAGTTGAATTTATTGTATCAGTTGTTCTTTTACTAACTGAAATTTTATATAGATTTAATTCTTCAGCAAAATCTGTTACCTTAGTCTTTTTCTCTTTAACACATCTTTTTAATAAATCATCCCACTCATATCCTGTTCCACATTCTATAGGTTTAGTAATATCATCTATAATTCCACCATAACTTATCCAAAGGTCTCTAGCTGCAGCAATATAGTCAGGAGCTTCAGCCATTTCCTTATTCATTTCTTCTTGCTCATTTTTTAATAGCTTTATCTTTCTGCTTAATTTTGCTGCAGGTATAGCCATTTGAAACATAGCCTCCCCTCTTTCTACCGCATCCTTAATAAAATCATCACTATTAGGGTCGCTTAGAGCATTAAATTTAGCTATTTCCTCCTTCTGTTTTGTTTCTAATTTAGATATTTCTAAGGCTTTAAGTTTTAGTTGATATTGATTTGCCATATCTTTAGCTATAGCATCATTCATAACCTCTTCAGCAGCTTGTAATCTTATCTTATCTTCAAACACAGCATTAAGTTCTCTTTGAGCTTGTGAATTCTTAAGTTTACTGAAATATAATTCTTCTCCATTATCAATAGCTTCTAATTCATATCCTAATTGCTCTCCGTAAAGTCTATTTGCTTTTTTAACTAGCGAAACTGCAGTTTTCGTTGCTGTGTTATTATTTCTAATAGCATTAAATAAATCATTCATTGCTTTTTGGTCTTTCCTAAGCTTATCAGATAACCTTACTTCAGCCACTTCTGTCATTGACCCTGCTAATGTAGTCATCCATTCTGCCAACTTATTTACAGCGGGAGCAACTCTTTCTGATAAAGATAAATATAAACCTTCTAAAGCTGATTGAAACTTTTTAAATGCACCTTTAGATGTTTCTTCCATTATAGCACTCATTTCCCTACCTGCTCCTTCTGCATTGTTTAGTGCTGTAGTATATTTTTCTATTTCCTCTACATTCTTAATCATAGACTCCATAGCAATTACTTGTCTTTTATCAACAAGACTTTGCATCTCTAACTGACCGATTTGAGATTTTTTAAGTATTTTAAGAGCCTCAATCATATCCTCAGTACTACTTACCGTAAATCCTATTCTCTTTGCTAGAGCCTCTGTAGGGTTAGACATTTTTAAGAATATATTCCTTAAAGACGTACCTGCAATAGAAGCTTCAATACCTGTATCTGCTAAAGCACCCATAACCGCAGCAGTTCCCTCAATATCAACTCCAATACTTGCTGCAATAGCAGAAACCTTAGTCATAGATGTTTGCCATTTTTCAATATCTAAAGCTGAACTAGTAAATGATACAGCCATAACATCAACTACTCTTCCTGCTTCGCTTGCATCAAGACCAAAACCTCTTACTGCTGAACCTGCAACTGTTGCTGCTCTAGCTAAATCACTTCCTGTAGCCATTGATAAATCTAATGTAGCTGCCTGAACCTTAAGTATTTCATCAGCACTAAATCCTAACTTAGAAAAATTAACCTGTAATTCAGCTACTTGTTTTGCTGTAAAGAATGTTGTACGACCCAATTCCTTAGCACTTTCAGTAAGCTTCATAAATTCATCATTTGTAGCTCCTGATATTGCTCTTACTTTAGCCATTGAGAACTCAAACTCAGTAAAAGTTTTAAATGCAGTAACAAAAACACGACTAAGAACCCTAACGATTGAAATTACTGCCGTTATAGTTGCGGCTGTTTTAAGCATACTTGAACCCATAGACCTACCTGCCTTTGTAGATTTTTTCTGAGCAGATGTTTGAGCAATTAATGCTTTTCTATTTTCTCTTACCTTTACAGTAGCCTTATCAATAGCTCTTTCTTTATCTTTCCATTCTGCCTCTGATTCTTTATTTACCTTAGTAACTTTCTTTTGTTCGTCTTTAAGGTCTTTTAATGCTTTCTTTAGTTTAAGAAGGTCATTAACACCTTTAATTTTTACATCTATAATTTTTTGTTCTGCTCCTGCCATAATTTTATATTGTTGCGGTTATTGTTATTGTATCATCTATTTCTGATTCTCCTAAAATTGCATCTACTTCTAATCCTGTTGCTGCAGCTATCCTTTCAAACATACCTATCTTTCTTGCTGTATCCATTGCATTTCCTATAAATCCTTTAGGACTTGTAGTTCCTCCTGCCATTATTGAATCCTGAACTCTTTGAGCTATAGTTATTGCTATTTCATTATCAAAAGGTAACATCTTTCCTCTTGCTTGTTTATCTTTTACCCATTTTATTAACTTTGTTATTCCTACTAAAGTTCCTGCACTTACACCTTCATCTACTGCTATAGCATATCCCGCACTATTAGTTATACTCAAGTGAATAGCACTTCCAAGAATATTGAAATCTACATCAAAAGAATCGTGTAAATTACCTGAAGCTATATGGTCTTGAGCTATAAGTTCTTGCTGAAGGAGACTTTTCATTTGCTCTCCCTCAGTAAATAACACTTTAGCCATTATTTCGTATGCCATTACTCGGCTTCTATTTCAAGAGGTGGCTCAGGCTCAGGAGGAAATGGATTGATTCCATTAGCTAACAATACTTCTGCCCACTCAGACTCCTCTGTATAGTAGTCTACTTCGTTGTAAGGCGTTTCCATACATTGTGAAGGTAAGATACTTCCGTAAGCTCTTATCTGCTCTCTATCGTCATCCCAACATATAAACCAAGTTTCTACTGTTGGATAACACAATTTTGTTTCTTTTAATTCTTTCATTTTTTTTATTTATTAAACAGATTCTCCTCCATCTACTATTGTCCAACCATAACTATTAACTAAACTTTCTCTAGCAGGAATAGCTTCTGCTGTATATCGACTACCTCCAAAGTTAGTAGTAATTCCTGTAGGTGGAGAATTTAAAACCTCTTTTACTGAGATGCTGCTTAGAGTAGCAACTGTACCTCCATTGCTATTTATCGTAAACCCATCGTTCTGATTAGCGGCTGTAAAATAATTCACATAAGTTCCATTATCTGCTGCGGTTAGTATAGGTCTTGGTGGAGTGGAACTGTGTGAACGCCCAAATTTTAACTCTATTGAGCCGCTTGTAATATCTAAGTCCTCTATTACTAATTTGTAGCTTTTACCTATTTCAAAAAAACTACTAACCTGTGAGCAGGATGAATAAACTGTACCTCCTCCGCTTGTGTCGATTTGGCTACTATTTAAACTTAACCCACTTGCATTAAAAAATTGACCTCCAACTGATGATATACTCCAATCCTGCCCTACCTCTTTTACTGAGATGCTTTTTAATGTTAATGAAGTACCTGACAAAGTACTAGTATAAAATCTATTATTAGTACCTGAGCCTATAAAATAAGCAGTATGAACACCTACACTATCATCTACATAAAAATAAGCACCACCATTATAAAACCTTAAAGTCATACCTCCTACATTTTCAGTAACCTCATAAGTTACTTTATATTGTTTTCCTACAACTATAATATTACTCTGATACAGTTTAGTATTAATATCAAAAATAGCACCATTATTAAACTCTACACTACCATCAGGTACTACCCAATACTGCCCTACTTCTTTTACTGATATGCTGTTAAATACAGAACCTACACCTGATGAATATCCATTATTAATTCCTACTCTTCCCCCGCCCCAAGTGCTACTCCCTCCTACAGCATATATTATCTGTAGTCCTACTATTAATGAATAATTTCTACCTGCTACCCAAAGTGTAGTAGCTCCATCTAAACTCACTACATCTACAATTATTTTATATGAATTGCCTGCAGTTATTCCGCCTGTTGTTTGATATGCTAAACCTCCTGATGTTTTAGCTAATTGTTGAGTTTCTGTATTTATACTTGAAGAGCCACCCCAATTAGTATCTGTTACAAAGTTTGGATTAAGCATAAATTCACTACCTATCTCACTAAAATCTCCATTAAGTATCTCCTCTGCTCCTATCTCATCAAAATCTCCATTGCTTATAAGTTCAGGCTCTTGTACTGAACCTGAATCCTCCCATTGCATAAGTAATTCATCATAGTTAGCAGTTGATAGAGTTACATTTGTCATAAAACCACCCATACTACTTGTAGAGTTATCTATTATTGATGTAATATCCCATTGACTTATATTTTGGTCAAAATTATTAGCATTACGGAACATATGACCCATATCTTCAACATACTTCATCTCCCAATTATTTATGGGTTGGTTAAAATTATTGCAATAATAAAACATATATCTCGTCCTAGTAGCAGAACTTGTATCCCAATTATTTAAAGGCTGATTAAATGCGAAACATCTGAAAAACATTGTATAGAAATCAGTAACATTTCTAACGTCCCAATTATTAACAACTCCATTAAAGAAATCACAATTCCTAAATGTATTTTGTAAGTTAGTAGTTGAAATAATAGGAGCGGTAGTAGCAGTACAAGTCATATAAGTACATCCGAAAAATGAAGAATGCTCAGTTATATTAAATCCTCCCCAATTACTTATAACTCCCATCTTAAGCCTATCTCCTCCTTCATTAAACTTCCAACCTTTTACCTCTCTATAAATATTTATAGTATAAGTTCCTGCAGATGCATAGGTATGTAAAGTTTCTGCTTGATTGTAAGATGTTATGTTACTTGTAGTAGCATCTCCCCAATGAACTACCATATTTATATCTCCTGATGATATTAATGGTAATTGGAATTGGTCTGTATCTGATAATACTTTTTTTACTGATACGTTAGTAACGGTAAATTGCCAATCCCCTGCTGCAGAATTCCGTGCTACATTAATTCCTTGAGAATTGCTATTAGATTCAAAAAATATTTCTATATTTTGAGTTGCTCCTGTTAATGTTACTGCTCCATTTACTGAAGTTAACCCCCCTACATTACTAGAATTATCCTGAAATCTCATTACCTTACCTGCAGTACCACTTAACGTAGCGGTTAACTTATATTTTTCACCGGAAGTATATGTTAAACTTTGATAAATAGAAGCGTATGCCCCCCTTATAACATTTATTTCAGCAAGTCCATTAGATATTGTAGCGTTGGTTTTTGACCAATCTCCATTATCTCCTAAGCTAAAATCTGAATTATCAACCATTTCACTCCCCAAAGTACTACTATCAGTATCTACTGAAAATGTAAATGATTCATCTACAGGAAGAACACCACCACCATCTGTTATTGTCCAACCATAATCATTTACTAATTCGTTCCTAGCAGTTTCAGCGTCTCCGTAGAATTTATATTCACTATTCCCAAAGTTAGGAGTTAAGTCTGTAGGAGCAGTATTTAATATTTCTTTTACTGATACACTATTAAAAGTAATATCTACATTAGCAGTCGCTCTATAAAATTTTAAAGGAGTATTACCGGTTGGAGTAATTATCCTTGTATTTATTCCTAAAGTATTAAAAGTTTCTGTTATTCCTGCACCATCTATTTTTACACCTCCACTAACTCTCTCTGAAATATCTACAATTATTTCATATGTCTTTCCTGCTGTTAGGATATAAGTCGATGTTATTAACTCAGTAATAGGACTTGTATTTAAAAACTTTAATCTTGCCGTACTGCCATCAAATACAACATAATTATCAGTAGTTTCAGAACTTACTGTCCAACCTGTACCTAAAGGTAGTTGAGTAAAATCCCCATTAGTTACGAGTTCAGGTTCTACTACCGTAGGAGAACCTAACCATCCTGTTAATAAAGAATCATAGTTAGAAGTCCCAAGTGTTGCTCCTAACATTACGTCATTCATATTTGTTACTGATTCAATATTCCAATTACCTAAGTCTTGGTTGAAGTTAGTAGCGTAAGCAAACATACCCTCAATTCTAACAAAAGAACTAGTATCCCAAAAACTTAATGGTTGGTTAAAGTCATAAGCTTGATAAAACATATTGAGCGTAAGAGTAACAGAACTTACATCCCAATTATTTAAAGATTGATTGAATTCATAAGCTCTAAAAAACATATAACTCATCTCAGTAGCAGAACTTACATCCCAATTATTTAATGGCTGATTGAATTTATGGGCTGCATAAAAAACACCAAACATACTTTGTGCAGAACTTAAATTCCAATTATTTAAAGGTTGATTGAAATTATCACAATTAGCAAACATATAATTCATATATATAACAGAACTTGTATTCCAATTATTTATGGGTTGATTGAAGTTATTGCACCCTAAGAATACTTGTTGCATATCTACAACTCCACGAGTATTCCAATTATTAACAACTCCATTAAATAATAAACAATTTCTAAAGGTCTGATACAGATTTGTAGTTCCTATAATTAGAGAGTCAGTAGCAGTAGCAGTCATATTAGAACAGCCTTTAAACGTTTGAGTATCAGTTATAGTAAACTGTCCCCAATTACTTATATCATTTATTTTAAGTTTATCTCCTGAATCAGAAAACCTCCAACCCCTAACCTCATTAGTAATCTTTATAGTATAAACTCCTGATGCAGCATAAGTGTGAAGAGTTTCAGCTTGATTATAAGTTGTTATAACATCTGAAGTTCCATCTCCCCAATCTACATTCATACTAATAGCTCCATTTGAAACTAAAGGTAATTGGAATTGGTTTGTGTCTGATATTACCTCTTCTTCACTCCCTAATGTCTGACTATTAGTATCTACCTCAAAAGTAAACTTTATATTTGAGTCTTTTTCAGCATTACTAGGTCTTCCATCTACATATCCAAGTCTTTCATTTGGATAGTTATGGATAGTTTGATTATTAACATAAGAACCTAAAGCTGAAGTATCTTCTATATCTGATGACCTCAGCAGTTCCACAAGATTACCATACTCATCACTAACAAGAGTTTTAGAATATAATGAGTCTTCTTCTGTTGTTACTTCTTTTATTGATATGCCTGTAACACTTCCAACTGTACCTGAAGCATTAGGTCTCACTCTTACTCTATCAGTATTTGTAGCTGTAATTATTTGAGAATAAATACCTGTAGTGTATCTATTATCCCCTACAACACCACCAAAAGTCATAACAAAATTACCTGAATATATAGATAATACTTGAAAACTTAAAACATAAGACTTTCCTATTTCAGCAATAGTAGTTCCTTGATTTAGGTCATCATTTGAAGTCCCATCACAACTGAAAAATCCTGCTATTGTTTTATCCCAATTTGAATTAGCGTTCCAATCAGTTCCTGCAACAGCATTACTTCCATTCTCTATTTCTTCAGCACCTTCAGGATTAGTATCGTAATAAACATTACCCTTTGAAAGACTTACAATTCCTGTATCACTAGTAGACATAGAAGAACTGTTAATTGGATTCCAATTTTGTTCAGACGCACTATTCCTTCTAGGTATATTTTGGTGTGATTTAGTTTTATTATATGTTCTCATATTTATTTTAAGTGTAATCTATAATATCAGTATTCTGATATACAGGATAATGTCCAACTTCTAACCATTGTATTAATTCAACTTTTGTTGATTCATTGTTAGCAGGACTAAATTCTGAAATTTTATTTACTCTCCACCAAGATTCATCAAGATAAACTAATTCTCTTAGGTCTAAATTTAATATATCGCTAATTTTTAAATTAATATAAACAGTTCTAATACGAGGAGCTTGCTTTAATTGCTCTATCATATTTTTATAATATGTTGTATATAATCCCGGCACTTCATTTACATTAAACTGACCGGGAGCTGTAAATAATTCATCATTAAAAGATAGCGATGGTCGTTGAGTAATTGAGTGTATTCTTTCTTCCCAATCTACAAATGTAGCTCTAGGGTAAACTGTTTGGTTTTGAAATGGACTTCCATTACTAAATACTCTAGACCAATATGTTTGAGTACCACTTGCATTAGCAACTAAACCATTTGGCATCGTTGTGTAATTTACAGGATTTTCCCAACAATAATAAAATATTCGAGGAACAAAAGAAGCCATTAGCTGTGCAGGTCTCCATTGGCTATTTCCTAACCCTATTCCCGCATAACAATCCTCATTCCATAAGTTAGGAATCAAGATAGGAGCTTTTATAGCAGTAGAATCATCGTGAGCATCATTGTCCCAAACCTGCGTAGATGAAGAGAATAAATTATTTATAATTTTAATCTCTCCCGACTCATAATTATCTCCTAGATTTTCATTATAATTAAATAATTTAGTTGTGTCTCCATATATGTTAGATTTAAAGTTTTGTTCCTGCTGAAAAACATCTGAGTTGTCTTCTTTATATCCTATTGTTAGTTCTCTTTTAAGTCCTATATCATAATCATCTACTATATCTTTAGATAAATCTACTTTCATATCCCAATTTGAAGAATATTCTTTTGATTTAAAGAATTTATTAAAAGGCTCTATATATACTGTTTTAGACTGAACATCAGTTGTAAAATAAAGATTAAACAACTGAGATATACTTTTTATGTAATCTGTTTGACTAACACCACAAGGAAGTATATTGTTATAATTGATATACCCTCCTAATTTTATAGATGCATCATCAAATGTAATTGACATACTAGGTCTAGTAGAACCTGCTGTTGCTGCAGAAGAATTATATCCGAATAATAAATCTACATCAGGCTCGCATCCTATTATATTTTGTGTATCAATCTTCCCTTGAAGCTCTATTGTGTCTCCAACTGATAGAACAACACTACCCGGAGGTATAGATGTATTTCCATTAGAAACTTGTCCACATAACACATAAGCATAATCTAATGGCAGCATATTTGGACTACCCCATCCCGATGATGTAGTGCCTACATAAGCAACACCCCCTGAAGCGTAAGTAACTTTAACTCTACTAGCGTAAGACCACATATCAGATGGAGCGGATGGAGTCCATCCCCATTCACAGGTCTCACTATAATTACCACAACTACCAACTCTTAATGTAATCCAAAATCCCATTTGAGCATTTATTGAGTATTGACCTGCTCTTTGACAAGTCCAAATTCCTGTTGCATTGTCATAAGAGTTTGAATTATCTTCAACACTAACATCTAATATGCAGGTTTCCCAACCTATATTATTGTTACCCATTCCAACATCACTACCAAATAACTGAAAACTATTATCATTCCTTTCCTGCAGACTACTAAAATGAATAGAATCATCTACAGCCGTATTTGATAAAAAAGGAAAAGTATTTAAAAGTCTACTAAAATGGTCTGTTTCAATAAAAGAAGAGTCAATAGTGTATCCTATTCCATTAAATATTCTTTTAAGCATATTTTTAACATAGTATGAAGGCTGTAAATCAGGTTGTTTTGTTTCGTCAAATGTATTTACATAGTTAGCTAATCCACCTACACCAAAGTCTTTATAAGATATTAAAGGATATTGAATATCACTATTAGAAGAGTTTTTTAGCCAAGTGTTTTCTATTTCTTGGTAGTTATATAAAAACTCTTCATCAGCACCAAAAACCTCACATAGAAATTTATCTTTTAGCAAACTCATCCAACTAAAATTACCCCCATAAAGAGTACAAGAATAATACTCAGGATTTGATTTCTGTATAGAACTCTTAATTTGAATAGTTCCTTCAAAGAAAGGAAGCCCATCAACCAACACCCTACAATCTTTTACCCCAAATGTTTGCTTGTCTACTTGGTCTACAGTTGATTTCCAAACATTGTTTAATATACTGTTATTTTTTGCTGTAGCAGGAATATTAAAAGTCTGAGAATAATCTCCAAATCTACTCTCTAAATCCTTTCCATCTGAAATATTATATGATATGTTTAGAGGAAAATCTTGACTATTACTAACTTCTAATTTTCCATATAAACTTTTATCTTCATTTATAACTTGCGTTGTAGATGCAGTACTAACACTTTGATAAACAACATCTAGCTTTGATATTATAACATTTACTCCTGATTCACTAACTACAGTACAATCAATATATCTATCACTAGCAGTAAATGGAGCTACTGAATCAGTTTGATTGAATTGAATAACAGCACTATTAGTACCAATAATTAATGGATGTGTAGGATTCCAAGCAGGATTATTAGAAAATCTTATACCTCCCGCAGGAGCAGTCATTAAAGTCTGCAGTCCTGTAGTATTTTGCAATGGATACAAACTCTCTCCAATGGTAATCATATCTTCATTAAGATTAACAGCAGTTACATCTACATCTACTCTACCAAAGAGAGGAGTTGTTCCTGTTGGAGTATTTTTAACATCAGCTATACCATAAATAGTACTTATGTTATAAGGGGCATCAGGAACTTCAGTTATTTTAATTAAATTGAAGGAAATATCACTTCCTTGCACAAAATATCCCGGAGTAAACCCTTTATATTCTATACTAAAAACTTCATTACCTCCTACAGAAACAAAATCTACATACTGAGAGGCTGTATTTTGAGGGTAAAAATGAAATGCTGTAGTCGGTTGTGTTACAGGTGTCCATTCTCCTGCTCCTGCCGTTCCATATATAGGAGAGTTATCTCCTCCTAAATTATTATAAACTTGTCCATTTATAGATACTCCATTATCAAGTGCGTGTGTACCAAGCTTCCAAATACCATTTCCCAATGTATCTCCGTTGTCAAGGTCTATTTCTAATCTATATGTTACTCCTGCAGTAAGACCTTGTATTGTTTGGTATATTCCTGAGCTTGCCTGAGCACCACCACCTGTCCCGCACAAAGAATTACCTTGAAAAAGCTGACAAACTGCTGCACTTTGATTTATGTTAGGAAGAGAATTTGTTGCAGTTCCATTTACACCAAGACCTATATCAATACAAACAGTTCTAGCTCTCCTCCACTTAGCACTTCCTGATTGTTGTTGAGATATATTTCCTAGAGTCATAGCTAAACCTACAGCATCTTGCGTAGTATAAGAATTATAAGAGCTTGCAAATCCTCCACTACCTCCACTAGAACTATTAAAATCTCCATTTTCTACAAGATTTGTAGATAGAGGCACATTATTAGTTCCATAAAAAGTAATTTCTCCTCCCGTGCCTAAAGGTACAGGAGTGTCTCTATAGAATATACCGCAAAATCCTCCACTAGCCCCATAGGCAGTACCAATAGCGAAAGAACAGGGCGTCCAAATTGTACTTGAAGGAGTTCCATTTGCTCCTCCCCTATTAAAACTAATATAATTTTCAGTAAGACTACATCCTGCTTGACCTATATTTAATTGATTAACTTGACTTCCTGAGAATCCAGTATCCCAAACATTATTTGAATGAGTTGTAGTTACTCCTCCTCCTGTTGTTACTGTTTCTAACTCAGTATCTATAATTTCTATTTCAATAGACTTTGAACTCATTTAATTTCTTTGTGTATTTATTTCGTGAGATTCAGAAAATTCTATGTTCATTTGAACTAACCCTTCTTCCTCATCAACTAAAACAGAACTTGAATTAGTTATTAATACAGGCATATACCCTAATTCACTAGGTCTAGCTTCGTCTGTATTACCTAATGAACTTAAATAATCATAACCCTTAGTCTTTTGAATTACCCAAACATTTGGAGAGGTTAAAATTTCTTCTAACCAAGTAGATTCTATAGGTGTTAGTGGGTCTGTATATACCGTTAAATTTCTATTGGCATTTGTATTTAAAGCTTCTCTTGAGTGAGGATATATATTAGCTCCAATACTGCTATTAGCAACAGTACCATAAGCTTTATTAGGGAATTTTCTATCAGGACTCCTTCTTTTAATTATATCTTGGATTACCTCTACTGAAGCACTTATATTTCTTTTAGCTGTATATGTATCAATCCCTCCTAGTCTATTTACCCACATAAACTTAACTCCATTTTCATAACCTAAAACATCACTCCAATTACCCTTATCTTCTAAATCTAATTCATAATACATATGACGGCTTAATTTAACTTGTGAGCTACTTCCTGTAGTAATCGAAACAACACTAACTCTGTAGTATTTATTTGTAGCAGTTATTGGGCTAGCTACATAAGCTGAAGAATGAGACCTTATGTTAGCTCCGTTATTATGTAGGTTTATCCAATTTGGAGATATATTTTGAGCAAACTGTCTATACTGAGTGTTGTGTAAATTATTGCCTGCAGTAATTCTAGCCCTTCCTCCCATCATAAAGTCCACTAAATAAACAGTATTAGAAGAACTGAAATTTTTATTAGGGGAGTAATCTACTCGTAAAGCAAAACCATCTTTATATGCACTTCCCGTTCCTAAAGAACTTTGAAACCATTGTAAATATTCTGATTGAGAATCTAAACTAACTTTCTTAAAATACACATTTGCTGTTGAAGTCCCATCATTAGGAGAATTAGTTAAAAACCTTTTAGTTCCTGCATAATAAACAAGTTGCCTATCTTTAAGATTATGCCTGTCTGACCATTGAGGAGCAGAATTAATTACAACAAAATCACTAATCTTTCTATCTGAAGGACTATCTGTAATTTCTAATGTTCCGTCTGATTTCATTACTTCAAATCTAGCTCTAACCCTAATTCTTCTTTCTGCTCCATTAGCTGTAAGATTATACATACTAGCTGCAGTTGTATTTGGAGTTAAAGCTATATCTTCCATAACCCATTGACCGTTTAAACCCCCGTATAAATTAGGCTGAGTGCTTGCATTAGTACCTCCTTGAGGTCCTGTACTCCCATCATTCAATCCACCCCAAGTACCTATATTATTCGGTATTAAACTGTAAGATAGTAAATCTGCACAAATATCACTTATATCTATTGTAAATCGATGACCACTTAAAGTAGGCTCTTCATTAGGTCTACCATTCCAAACCTTAGGAATATCTTTTGATTTTTTTATACTACATATCTTTTTGAAATCGTTTGCTGTTGTAACACTTGAGTGAATCGCTGTTGTTCCTTCATAAATATCAAATATAACATTTACTAAGTCTCCTGCAACTCTTATCCCACCTGCACCTGTCCCTTCTTGAGATTGAGTTAGATTTGTATTTTGCCACCAAACCTGTAATGTTACAGGAGCGTTTGCACTATGAATATAAGTATCTAAGTTCCCTCCATAAACATCATACACATAACCTCCATCATTTAAAGCTAGTGTAGAATACGCTCTTGGAGATATACTAAAGAATATATTAGTGTTGTTTAAAGCTTGTGCCATTTGTTAATATATTTTATATTTATTATTTAAGTAATTTATTACTGCAGTTTGTTCTGTTAAACTTAAAGCTCTATTGTATATTATAAGCTCCTGAACATTTCCATCTAAATTACCTAAATGAGTTCCGTTTCCTATTTTAAATTTAGCAGCATTGTATGTTTGAGTGCTATCGTAACTTGCCATAGTTCCTTCTTGTATAAGAACATTATTATACTGAAGGCTTAAATTAGATATAGATGATTCTAGCTTCATAGTTGCTATATGGTACTTTGAACTATCCCCATTCCATATCCTTCTAGCGTTCCACTCCCCTGAACTCTGAGAACTATCAGCTAAATTACAATATATTCTTTCTGAAGAACTTCCTAAAGATATTTTTGCATTTCCAAACTCATAACTAAAGTAAGTGCTTTCTTCTGAATTAGGAGCAAATGCTCTAAAGTTATCAGCAGTCATACCCACCATAGTACCATCATTAGAATTTGCACTAGCATCAGGAATAGTAGGGAATGTTGCCCCATCTCCCATTCTCCACCAACCAATAAGACTTGGAGAGCTAGTTGCTAAAGTTGTTAAGTCGTTTGGATTACCTAAATTATACAGCTCAACAATTTCAGCAGTAGATAATTCTTTATCATAAATACTGCATTCATCTAAATCTCCAACATAAGGATTGGTATTCCCATTTCCTAAATCAAGAGAAGATGTAGTTGTCTGCATACCATTATAAGTACCACCTTGATGAAATGAGCTTTGAGATTCTACTCCATTTACATATATTTTCATTCCTGCAGTAGTACCACTACCATCATAAGTAGCTGTATATAAAGCCCATTCTCCTTTCTGATTGATATTCAATACCTTTGCGTTTATATACCCTCCTGCTATATTATCATAAATAAAAAAGTGTACATCTCCTGAAGAGTACACAGGTCGAAAAGAATACTCTGCCTGACCTACTTCATATTTCTCTATCCACCCCCTCCAAGGCTCTGTAGGGTCTACATTTGCCCAAACACTAAGGCTGAATGGTTGGTCGTTTCCTGCTCCATCTGTAAATGAGAAAAGCTGACCTCCTGCTCCACCTGCAGGGTTGCCACAATCAACAACATCTCCTGCTCCTTCAAAGTTTGTAGAGTATGTATTTGTAAATGGAGTAGTTACAGGCTCTGCTTGTGCAACTGTAAATATTGTAAAGTCTGTATTAATAGGACTATTAGTAACTGATTCTAATTCATCAGCAGTTCCATCAAAGTTTATTCTTGTTTTATCTGAAGCTCCATCATAAGGTATTCTTAATGGCTGTTTTGTTGCTGTAGATTGAGCAGCATTGTTATTGTTTCCTGATTGGTCTTGCCAAGCACTTATTCTTTTAGTTGGAGTGTCAAATGTAACGCCACTATCAGCCCTTAACCAAGTTGATAAATTAGGTATCTGAGTAGGGTAGTGTGTTGGTATGCTACCTAACATACATCTTGTAACTCCTCTCATTGTAAAGCTCATCTTAATTTGAATAAGCCTGTCATTTGCAACTTCTTTTACTCTTTTTATATCAATAGATTCGTCTAGGAAGTAAACCCCCACTCCTGCTCCTGTAGGATTCTTAAAGTTAATCATTACATTATTTAGCCATTCTAAAGCTAAATCCTCTAAGTTATCCCATTTTTGTTCTAGTAAAACTGATTTCTGTGATGCTGTTTGATATAAATCAAAGAAATCTATCTCAAAATCATAAGATTCCCATCCATTATATATTTCAGGTATTTGTGAGTCAGGTGGTATTATCATCATATACGGATATTGCGTATTATGATGTTGATTTACTTCAAATTCATAAGCAAAGTCCTTATCCCCGTAAGTCCATTTGCTTTTCATTGCAGCTACTATATCTGTTAGTCTTGTTATTGCCATATTATTTATTTATCTGCATATATAGCCTCTTGAACTGCTCCCTCATAATCTGACTTAGCGTTTTGCCAACTCAAGTAGGTTAATACCTTGTATAAGTTTGTATTCTTAACGCTATCTATCTCATTCATTCCTTTTATTGTAAAAATTTTCTTTCCTGCTAATTCAAATAAACTATTTAACCATCCAAAAGGTTTTATGTATTTTTTATAATAACCTTCTGAAGCTACCTTTCCTTTTATACTTCCACCGCCTCTTTTCTCTCCTCCGAATACATTTCCAAAACTTTTCCCAATATTTGACTTTGTTTGGTCAAAAAAAAACTAAACTCCATTATGATGTCCATTTTTAAGTTCTTGAATTTCTCTGTTTTCTTTGCGACTTCATCTTCATCATACTCCTCTCCTAGTCTCCTGCATAATATAGCCATTTGCTCAGGTAAAACATCATAATGACCATTAGTCATTGCTTTTTCATTCATATCTAACTGAGTAGACTCTATATAATCCCCAAAAGTATTATCTTTCATATTATCTTTAGGGAAATAATAAATTTCATCTTCAAACTCAAAGCTTTCAACTCCCTTAGGCTTATATTCTTTTTGAAATATATTTATTGCACTCAAAACATCCATAGCTTTTTTGAAATCAACTCTTTCAATATCTTCATCACTAACTTGAGCTATATACTTGAATATCTCTTTATTCATATTAATAGCATCTCTTTCTTTAAGAAATTCTAAATTAGATTCGTTCATTTCATTAGTGTAATGCTCTAAGTGTGATTCAATCTTATCCTTGACTAATTTTTCAGTAATTTTTCCTTTTTCTTTATACTTTCTAAATATTCTATAAATTCCACACCAATAACTTAACGTCATATCTTCCCAATCGGTAGGTATGTTTATTGTCTTTGTTTTATCTCCGTCAATTACATCTATAAATAACATATACTATTTTTTCATTAAATTAGTTAGTAAGTCTTCTAGTTCTCCTATAGCTTCTAGTTTATCTAGCATTTTATTTGTATCAGAAGTTATCTTTACTGTATTCTCAAATAATCTATCAATAGCCTGTTCAACATCTTCACTATTATCATTGTTTTTTATACCAATTAAGAATCCTGTTGATGCATACATCATAAGATTTGGAATCATATAGCACCACTCATTGATTTCTTGCGGACTATTAGTGTATTCCTTGAATTTATTAGAATACCTAACAACATTAGATAAAAGGTCATTAATTTCTGAAAATTTACCTGTATTGGCATTTTCAGTTGCATCAAACATAATCTCTTGAATATCTTTTATATAATCCTTGAGATAGCTTGCGTGTTTTTTATTTATGGCTTCTATTTTCATTTATTCTTAATCTTTCGCAATAATATGAAAAAAAATCCGTATAGATGCGAAGTTTTTAAAAGTGATTACTCAAAATATAACACTTTTGAGTGATTCCACATATTCTTATTGACAGCCATAACTAAACAGTCTACCATATCATCGTGTTTTGCTGCAGGAAATCTAACAAGTTGGTTTAAAAACTCCTCATTCCACTTACCTTTTACCAAACTAACTCTACCGCTTTCTAATGAAGCACTTATATCCTGTACTCTAGCCACTTTATCTTTAGATGGTGGCTTATCTTCCCTTACATTTAGACCTGTTTCTTTCTTTAATGTCTGTACGATTGACTTTCCTGAAGCTTTTGGCTCAACATATACTCTACTTCTGTTTGAGTATCCATTCTTAACAACCCATTGTTGAATAAACTTAATTAAATCGGGAAATTCCTTATATACGTTGATACAATCTACTATTTGCCATTTATTATCTCTAAATGTATATGCGAGTAATGCAGAAGGGTCATTCTTCTCATTTGCAGTATATGCCGGGTCAATCACGAAATCTACAACTGTTTTCTCGTCTACATACTTTGTGCTGTCTATTTTAAACCAATCTGCCTTAATCATTCCCGAATTGATAGGTGTTGGGGTCTGCATAAGCTGTCCTGCGTAACCATAGCTACCTAAGGCTTGTTTATAGTCATCTAATATATCTCTACTAAACCTATCAGACCAAAATAAACCATTTTCATCATAATTATCTTCAAGTGCAGCAGGTTTTAGGTCTCTTGATAGTTCTGCGGGTATACAAATATGTTTATACTTCATTCTTGACTCGTGTCCAATCAAAAATCCACTTAAATCATTTTCGTGTATCCTTTGCATAATAACAATCCGAACTCCTGTCAATGGATTATTAAGTCTTGAGTAGAATGTTGTTCTATACCATTCGTTAGCGTTCTCTCTTTCAATTTCCGATGCTGCGTGCTGAGGAGACACAGGGTCATCCACAATAAGGAAGTCCCCTCCTTGCCCCGTAACAGTTCCACCTACAGAAGTTGCTCTCCTTACTCCCATAAAGTTGTTTTCGTATCTTGCCTTTAGATTTTGGTCTTTTTTAATGTGAAATATATCTCCCCATCTGTCTTTAAACCAATCTGAGGTTATAATATCTCTACTTCTAGTTGCGTGTTCTATAGAAAGGTCTGCTGAGTAGGATGCGGTAATGAATCTAAGCTTAGGATTCATAATCCAAGTCCATACAGGGAACATAACGGTAACGAGTATTGATTTCGTACTACGGAATGGGATATTAATTACAATATCTTTTGTTTTCGGTCTATTCTCATTTATTCTATTTGCTTCTTCCTGCAGAATATCACAAAGATATTTATGATGCCAATTAGTAGAAAGAGGAATAGAAGGCTCAATGATATGCCAAGCTTTTTTAAAGAATTCATAGAAAGATAATTCGCAAAGTTTTTTTTCTAATGCCTCTTGTATAGGGTCATTAGCTTTCTCCTTCAATTTCTTTTAATTTAGCTTTAATATCATCAATAGATATATCATCATTAAAATCTATCTTGATTTTTTTAGAAGTATTGTCTGTTATCTCGTTAGAAGAGAGTTTAGGAACAGTATAATTCATTAATTTAGTAATTGCTCCAATATAAGCTTCAGGACTTTCTTCAAATAACTTATCTAATGCTATTTTGATTTTATATGAATGTCCTTCCAATGCCCAAGCCAAAGCAGACCTACTCATTTTTGTTATCTTGTTAGGCTCTCCTTTTTTTCTTCCATTAGGATTACTAAGTTTTGGTGGATTTTTTTTTGTAATTTTTTCCACCTCAATATTACTATCCATTACTTTTTTTCTGAGCATTCTTCTTTTATCTTCCTCTTCCATAGTATATATATTAAAGTTTTTTTATTGAATCAGTCAGTTTATTAATATAATCATCTAGCTCGTCATCTAACATTGATATAATCTTCTCATCATTACTTTTATCTTCAATTATTTCTTTCTCTTTATTGTATGTAAATGAAATTACCATATCTTCTTCTCCTCCTTCTATTCTAACATCTAACTTACCTTCCATATGAAGTTCTTCCATCATAGACTCTGTAAAGTTAAAATTATACTTCACTTCTGCGTACTCTTTCTTTTTATCTTCCATATTTTTTTTATTTTTTATGACTGACTACAATCTTTATAAAGTATTAAAGTAATTCCTGTCCCTGCTCCTGCTGTAACACCGGTAAAGTCTCCCATAATTATTTGTCCATTTAATAAATACGCACCTGCAATAGCAGCACATCCTTCACTTGATATATTAGATGCAGCTAAAGTGGAAAATACTCTAGCAGGTCTTGCACTTGCATCTCCATTATAAAGCACATCTATTCTCCATACCTTATCTCCTGTTCCCGCAGTCCATTGCTCATTTGCTGCTAATACTTCTATCGTTCCACACTTACAATTTTGTTCGTATAATAAATCAGCACTATATATTGGTGCTACATTTGTTGTTATTCCTGTTGGCTCTGCCATTTTTTTTAATTTTTTTGA